CAGTATTTACTGTACCATCACTTCCACCACTTCCAGGTCCACTACCATAAGGATTTGCTGCTCCTCCACCAGTACCTCCACCACCGTTTCCTCCTGTGGGTGCACCTGCGGAAAAACCTGGATTAGACTGAGCACCGCCTCCGCCACCACCAGAAAAAAAATTTGAATCACCATAACCTGGACCAAAAGTAGGAGATACATCTGTTCCATTACCTCCAGGTCCACCTAGACCTGCTGATACTTGATTAGAACCTACAGCGGCTGCACCGCCTCCGCCTCCGGCCCTACCTTGAGGTTGAGGGCTTCCAGTACCATTTCCACCTGCGTTTCCTTGAGAAACAGGAGTAGCGGGAGTATTTCCAGCTCCTCCACAAAAAGTTCCTGAGCCACCACTGCCTCCGCCGCCGCCTGAACCACCAGCGACACCACAGTTACCATACTGACCGCCACCACCTCCTCCGGCACTTGAATTACATTTAAAAGTACTAACAGATCCTGAACCACCGACTGAACAACAACCTTTAGCACCTCCACCACCTACTACAACAGGAAAACCTGCTATAGTTATTGGTTGAGAAGTAAATAATCTGAATCCTCCAGCACCGCCGCCACCACCACCAGAAGTTCCACCACCTGCTCCGCCTGCAACAACTAAATAATCAACTGTACTTGAAGCAGGTCCTATGTTTGAAACACAAAAAGTTCCTGGTCCTGTAAATTTATGAGTCTTATAATCACCAGAAGTTGCAATAGTACCACCTGTTGCTGCTATATAATTATTACCTACACCACTAAAATCGCTTTCTACAATAGATTTCCATCCTTGAGTGGAATCTATATAAACTAAAGTTATCCCTTGTCCTTCTGTCCCTAATATTAAAGCTCCTGCTCCACCATTAATTTTTTCTGAACCATTAGGTGCAATAGTTAAAGCGTTAGAATCAAAAGTATTAGCATAATCTTGAAATGAAACTATGCTGCCTGCAGCACCTGCTGGTAAGTTAGCTGTAATTGCACCAGCTGTGGTATTAACAAAATAACCTTTTCCAGTTGCTGCTGTAATTGTACTAGTTTGAACTGTTGTAACCCAATCTACAGTTCCAGTTCGACCAAATCCTGTTTGAGAAGCGCCACTTCCTAAAGCTACTGTATCGCCAGAAGCACCTAAAGTTAAGGTAGTTCCGCATTGTGGTTCAACTGTATTTACTTCTATCTTTGACATTATACTATTACTACCGTTCCTGTAACTGTTATTGTACCTGGTAAAGTAAGAGGACCTGCCAGAACTGCATTTACAATAGTTTGAACACCTTCAATTGTTGATGCTTGATTAGGTATAAAATCATTAGGGCCATACTGCCCTCCAATATATTGGATTCCATTTATTGTTGCCGTCATAATTCCTCCTACGAACTAATAGTGTCAATGTATGAACAAGTAACATCTAGTGAACTTGCCGTATCACTAACTGCTTCTAATACATCACCACTAGCTAAAACAATCTTTGCTCCCCCTTGGATTAATTCGACAGCTGAGTTAGGTGGAATCACGACTCCTTTAGCTAAAAAGTAATCGGCTCCTCCCTTTGCAATTTTAACATCAATAGCAATTGATGCAGTTAAAATATTACAGCATCTAATACCTATAACTGCATCATAATTTCCTGCAGTTAAGAT